ATACACCAGTTTTAAAAGCAAGACTTAATGAGTCAAAAAGCAAAGATAGCTTAAATACAGTCTTATCAAAGAAGTTCTTGGGTGGTACTACGTTAAACATGGTTGGTTCTAATTCTGCAGCATCAGTTGCTAGTAGAGCAGTAAGAATACTATGCATAGATGAAGTTGATAGAATGGAAGCAAGTGTAGGAAGTGAAGGTGACCCAGTGCTATTAGCATCAAAACGTACACAAACCTTTTTTAATCGCAAAATTTACTTATGTAGCACACCAACAGTAAAAGGACTATCCCGTATTGAAGCTGCTTTTGAGGAAAGTGATAAACGTTACTATTATGTGCCTTGTCCTGAATGTGGACACATGCAAACACTTAAGTGGTCAAATGTGATATGGGAAGACAATCAACCTGAGACAGCAATATACACATGTGAAGAAAATGGATGTGTAATTGAAGAATCTAAGAAACACAAGATGTTGAAGAATGGTGAGTGGAGAGCTACAGCAGAAACTAAGAAAACAGCAGGATTTCATTTGAACGAGCTTTATTCAGTATTTAGCACATGGGCGTCAATGGCAGAAAACTTTCTTGAATCTAAAAAACAGCCTGAAATGTTAAAAACATTTATAAATACCAGTTTAGGAGAGACATGGGAACCTGAACCTGAAGAAGCGGTAGAAGCAGAAGGGTTATTATCAAGAAGAGAGAGCTATGATGGTCAAAGCATACCTGATGAAGCATTAGTGCTTACATGTGGTGTAGATGTACAAAAAGACCGTTTAGAGTGTCAAGTTGTAGCATTTTCACATAATTATGAAATGTGGGTAGTTGAATATAAGATTTTATATGGTTCTACAGGTCAACAAGATGTTTGGGGTCAATTAGACAGATATTTGATGACTAAATTCAAAACACTGTCAGGTAGAGCTATGAACATAGCATGTACAACCATTGACTCAGGTTTCCAAACACAAATGGTGTATTCATTTACTAAAAACAAAAAAGGAAGAAGAATATTTGCAATTAAAGGACAATCACAAAGCGGAAAGACTGTTGTAGGCAAACCAACTAAAGTTGGTAAAGAGAGCAACACCCTATACCCAGTAGGAAGTGACACAGCAAAAGAAGTTATCTATTCAAGGTTAGCTGTTGAGTATGGTTACTCTACTTTGCACTTTGCAAGTGAACTAGATGAAGATTATTTTAAACAACTTACAGCAGAGCAAAGATTTGTTAAATTTGTAAAAGGTAGAAAGACTTTGTACTGGAAACAGATCAGAGAACGTAATGAAGCACTTGATACGATTTGTTATGCTTTAGCTGCAGCGTATATATTAAATCCTAACTTTGATGTAATAGAACAAAGGTTATTAACAGGTAATGCACAGGAACCTGACCCAAACAGAGTCGCAAAGGCCAAAAAAGGAATAAATAGAAAGAATTTTGCTACTTCTTGGAAATACTAAATAAACCACCAACCATATTGAAAAATAAGATTTATCAAGTATTATAAGATTAGATATATCTATTTATTATGAGGTTTTTGTTTGAGCAACAAATTTGATTCAACCAACTATCCAACTGAAGTTCCTGATGAATTGCAGCTGGGTGATTTTTGGGCTTGGAAAAAAGATAATTTAGCAACTGATTACCCTACTGCTGATTATTCGTTGTCTTATGAATTTAATCTCATTGATGGAGCGACTGCATCTAATTTCACCCTGACTGCCACAGAGTCAAATGATGAATACATAATTTCCACAAGCGATACAGGAAGTTATACAAAGGGTGAATATAATTGGGTATCTTACATAACAAGGACTTCAGATTCTGCAAGGGTAAAAATGGCAGAGGGTTATGTAGAGGTGCAAGACAATTATGCAACTACAAGTGCTTCAGTTAGAAGCCATGCAAAGATAGTATTGGATGCGGTCAAAGCGGTTATAGAAAATAGAGCCACGATGGACCAGAGTTCTATGTCTATTGCTGGTAGATCACTATCTAGAATGTCTATAGATGAGCTTTTTCAATTAAAAGATAGATATCAAGCAGACTACGATGCAGAAGTTAAAAAGGCTGCAATTAAAAACGGTAAAAGCTCAAGAACAACAATATTAACAAAGTTTACATCATCAAACACAACTAACCCGACAAGTTACACATAAAATGGCATGGTACAACAGAGTATTTAATCTTGGTTCTAAAAAGCCAACAGTAAAACGTAAATTTAAAACACAAAGAAGCTATGCAGGTGCAAACACTAGTAGGCTTTTTGCAGACTTCATAACAAGTTCAGCATCAGCAGATGCAGAAATTAAAGATAATCTAAGAGTCTTAAGAGATAGAGCTAGGGAACTAGCTAGAAATGATTCACACATAGCAAGATATTTAAACCTAATGATATCAAACGTAGTTGGTAAATCAGGCATAAGACTAAGTGAGAAAGTAAGATTAGATGATGAAGTTAATCAAGGCAAACTAGATATAAGAGCCAATAGACTTATTGAAGATGCGTGGAAGCAATGGTCTAAAATGGGTAATTGCACAGCTAATGGAAGGTTATCATTCTTAGATTGTCAAAAAATGGCAGTAGAATCACTAGCAAGGGATGGCGAGGTTTTAATCAGAAAACTTAAAAGACCTGAATCACCATTTGGATTCCAAATACAGTTTTTAGAAGCAGATCACTTAGACGAAGATTTAAACAAGGTAAACCCCGCAACTGGTAATCATATAAAAATGGGTGTTGAGGTTGATAAGTTTGACAAGCCAGTTGCATATCATATATATAAAGAGCATCCGTTTAATAAAACATACATGAATGAAAATGAGCATATAGTTGTACCTGCTGACGAAATAATTCACTTATACATGCCAACAAGACCAGAGCAAACAAGAGGTGTAACCAATATCGCAACCGTTATGGCTAATGTTAAGCAACTTAATGCATATCTTGAAGCAGAAATCGTTGCTGCAAGAGTTGCAAGTTCAAAAATGGGTTTTTTCACTTCACCTGATGGCGATGGTTATGTTGGTGACTCCGAAGAGATAGACGGAAACCCAGTACAAACTGCAAATGCAGGTACGTTTGAACAATTACCAGCAGGAGTATCGTTTCAATCATTCGACCCGCAACATCCAACAAGTGCATTTGAGGGCTTTACTTCTAGCGTATTAAGAAGCGTAGCAAGTGGTTTAAACATTTCATATCATGCTTTAAGTAACGATTTAACATCAGTAAATTACTCTTCTATACGTCAGGGTAGTTTAGAAGATAGAAGCAGCTATCAAATATGGCAACAGTTCTTAATTGAGCACATGATTGAGCCTATATTTGCAGAATGGTTGGTCATGGCAATAGATGCCAAATATTTAACACTTCCAAGCGACAAGGCGGATAAATTAATTTCATCAGCAACATTTATACCAAGAAACTTTGCTTGGATTGACCCACTAAAAGAAATGAATGCAAATGTTATAGGTTTACAAAATGGAACGGTAACTTATAGCGATATATCAGCATCTTATGGCAGAGACACTGAAGAATTATTTGAACAACATCAAAAAGAGGTAGAACTAGCTAAAGAATATGGTATAGAATTAGCTTATCAGCCTTTTGGTGCAACTAAAGCACCCATAGAGCCGATAATTGAAGGCGGTGACGAAGATGCCTAAAAAAGAGGATAAAATTATGGAAAATAAAGAAGACAGACATATTTTAAACATTAGCGAGACAGAAGAAACTGTCACTATTGAATATGCAAAACATGAAGCCGAAGAGGTTGAAGAAGAAATCATAGAAGAAGAAAACTATGAAGAACCTGATGAAGAACGAAAGGTTGTAGACATGCCTATAAGATATCGAAACATTGACCTTTCAAGAGCAAAATTTATAGATGAAGATACAAGGACTGTAAGAATAGGCGTATCTTCAGAAGAACCAGTTGAGAGATCATTTGGTTTAGAGATATTAAGTCATAAAGCGGACGATATTAATATGGAATTTATTAATAGCGGACGTGCACCATTACTGCTTGACCATGATATGAGCAAGCAAATAGGTGTTATAGAAGATTTCAGACTAGATGAAACTGCTAAGAGGACCATTGCAGTAGTTCGATTCGGTAAGAGTCAGCTTGCTTCAGAAGTGTTTGAAGACGTGAAGGACGGTATAAGGATGAATATTTCAGTCGGATACCGTGTAAATAAACTAACGAGAATAAAAGACTCTAAAGAGGTTGCATATAGAGCTGCTTGGTCACCGATGGAAGTATCCAGCGTGTCAGTCCCAGCAGATCAAAGCAGACTTGTAGGGGTTGGACGTTCTCAATCTTTTAAGGAGATAAAAATGAAAGACGAAGTCAATTTAGACAACGTAAGAGCTGAATCTGCTGAAGAAGTCAAAGCTGAATTAAAAAGAAACTCAATAGAGATCAACAAATTAGGCGAAAGACACAATCAGAAAGACTTAGCTGCAAGAGCTGTAGCCGAACAGAAAACAATTGAAGAATTTAGAGGTGAATTACTTGCTAAAATCGCAAGCCAACCACTAGAAACTCCAAAAGACATCGGTTTAAGCAAAAAAGAAATGAAGAGATTTAGCCTAGTAAAAGGAATTAATGCACTAGCTAACCCTTCAGACAGAGCCGCTCAAAGAAATGCAGAATTTGAATTTGAATGTTCAGCTGCTGCTTCTGAAGCATATGGTAGAAACTCACAGGGTCTTATGTTACCACCTGAAGTATTAAGAGATTGGAATCAAAGAGATTTGAACACATCTGATGATGCTGGAATTGTTGGTCAAGACTTCAGAGGTGGAGACTTTATCGACGCACTAACTAATTCTTCTTCTGTAATGTCAGCAGGCGCTACATTATTACGTGGATTACAGGGTGACGTAAAAATACCTAAGAAAACTGGTACATCAACCGCTGCTTTCGTATCAAGCGAAGGAACTGCTGTTGCTGAGTCAGAAATGACTATCGGTAGTGTTACTCTCTCACCTAAGACACTTGGTTGCTTTACAGATGTGACTCGACAACTTTTAACCCAAAGTTCTTTAGATGTTGAGAACCTTATCAGAAATGATATTGCACAAAGCATGGCTTTAGCTATTGACGCAGGTGCATTAGCAGGTTCAGGCTCTTCAGGTAACCCAACAGGTATCAAAAATACTTCAGGTATTAATACTGTAACATTTGCTGGTGCTAACCCTACATGGGCTGAAACAGTAAACATGGAAAGCCAAGTAGCAGTTGATAATGCTC